ATGAGCTACGTAAAAGAGAGGCCGGAGCGGCGACAGGTTACGCAATCGACTTTGATCGCGCACGGGACGAGATCGGGCGCCTCCTGGATCGCCTCCGCGCCGCAGCAGGTACAGGAGAGCTTCCTGACCAGCCTGACTGACGAGGAATTGCTGGCGCTGCCCTATCTGTTCGAGTTCTGGGCCATTGAACACCAGTTGCCCCCCGAGGGCGACTGGACCTCCTGGGTGATCCTCGGCGGGCGCGGCGCGGGCAAGACGCGGGCGGGGGCCGAATGGGTGCGCAGTATCGTGGAGGGGTCACGGCCCCTTGATGCTGGCACCGCCTCGCGCCTCGCGCTGGTGGGCGAGACGCTGGATCAGGTGCGGGAGGTGATGATCTTTGGCGATAGCGGTATCATGGCGTGTTCGCCGCCGGACCGTCGCCCGGTTTGGGAAGCGACGCGGCGCAGGCTGGTCTGGCCCAATGGCGCGACGGCTCAGGCCTTTTCCGCCCATGACCCGGAGAGCCTGCGTGGTCCGCAATTCGACGCCGCCTGGGTCGATGAGCTGGCCAAGTGGCGCAAGGGCGAGGAGGCGTGGGACATGCTGCAATTTTGCCTTCGTCTGGGGGAGCGGCCGCGCCAATGCGTTACCACGACGCCGCGCAATGTGCCGGTGCTGAAGCGGCTGCTTGCGGCCCCGACTACCGTGAGCACCCATGCGGGGACGCTGGCCAACCGCGCCAACCTCGCGGCTTCCTTTGTCGAGGAGGTGCGCAATCGCTACGGCAATTCCCGGCTTGGATTGCAGGAACTCGAAGGACGCCTGCTGGAAGACGTGGAGGGCGCGCTGTGGACCGCCGGGCAACTGGCGGATCTGCGGGTGGAGCGGACGGGGAGCCTGTCCCGCGTCGTTGTGGCCGTCGATCCGCCAGCTTCATCCGGGGCCAAGGCAAATACCTGCGGCATCATCGTGGCTGGGCTGCGCGAGGACGGTAAGAGTGCCGTGGTTCTGGAGGATGCCAGCGTGCAGGGAGCGACGCCTCTGGGGTGGGCCAGGGCGGTGCTCGCGGCCTATCATCGCCACGCGGCCGACCGGGTGATCGCGGAGGTCAATCAGGGCGGCGACATGGTCGAGACGGTGCTGCGTCAGGTGGACCGTACGGTGCCTTACAAACCCGTTTACGCTTCTCGCGGCAAGGTCGGTCGTGCAGAGCCTGTGGCCGCTCTCTACGAGCAGGGGCGCATCAGGCATCTGGGAGAATGGCCGGAACTGGAGGCGCAAATGGCGGCGATGAGTGTGAGCGGATTTCAGGGCAGTGGCTCACCGGACCGGGTGGATGCGCTGGTCTGGGCGTTGAGTGAATTGCTGTTGACCGGCGCCGATGTGGCCCCGGCCATCCGCAGTCTGTGAAGGAGGTCCGGAGATGTTCGATTTCCTGAAGCGCGCTGCGGATAGCCCCGAAGAGACGAAGGTCTCGGCGGCGGGCAAGCTCTCGATGCCGCAGATTGCCACCGGCGCCATGGGCCGGATCGGCTGGACGGCCCGGGACGGCGCGTCACTAATGCGGGCGGGGTTCCAAGGCAATCCGGTGGTGTTCCGTGCCGTGCGGATGATTGCCGAGGCCGCCGCCGCGCTGCCTCTGGTGTTGGAGGCCGAGGGGCGGCGGATGGATACCCATCCGCTTCTGTCGCTGATGAAGCGCCCGAACGGCGCGCAGGGACAGGCGGAGCTGCTGGAGGCCATCTACGGCCATATCCTGTTGACCGGGAACGGCTATGTCGAGGCGGTCGGGGACGGGAGCTTGCCGCTGGAGCTACATGTTTTGCGCGCCGACCGGATGTCCGTTGTGCCGGGCGCGGATGGCTGGACGGTGGGGTATGATTACTCTGTCGCCGGGCGCAGCCATCGCTTTGGCGCGGCGCAGATCTGTCATATTCGCAGTTTTCACCCGCAGGACGATCATTACGGGCTGAGCCCGCTGCAATCGGCGGCGCAGTCGATGGATGTGCATATCAGTGCCGCACGCTGGTCCAAAGCACTGCTCGACAATGCCGCACGGCCCTCGGGAGCGATTGTCTATCAGGGCGGGGACGGGATGCTCGATCCGCAGCATTTCGACCGGCTGGTCGCGGAGCTGGAAGCGCATCATCAGGGGGCTCGAAATGCGGGGCGGCCCATGCTGCTCGAAGGCGGGCTCGACTGGAAGCCCATGGGCTTTTCGCCCTCCGATATGGAGTTTCAGAAAACCAAGGACGCCGCCGCGCGCGAGATCGCTCTGGCCTTCGGCGTACCGCCGATGCTGCTCGGCATTCCCGGTGACGCCACCTACGCCAATTACGCGGAGTCGAACCGGGCGTTCTATCGGCTCACGGTTCTGCCGCTGGCAGGGCGGGTCGCGGGGGCGCTGGCCCATTGGATGGAGAGCTTCACCGGCGAAAGCCTGGAGCTGCGGGTCGATCTCGACCGGGTTCCGGCGCTGGCGGCGGAACGGGACGCCCAATGGGAGCGCATCGCCGGGGCGGATTTTCTGAGCGACGACGAGAAACGCGTGCTGCTGGGCTTTGGCCCCAAGGAGGACTGACGGATGTATCTGGAACACAAGTTTTGCCCGGCGGCGGACCCGGTGATCAGCGTCACCGACGGCTCTGTGATCGAGGGCTATGCCTCGCTCTTTGGGGCGGAGGATCAGGGCGGCGATATCGTCGCGCCGGGTGCTTATACCGCATCGCTCAAGACGCTGGCGGAGCGCAAGGGCAGCGTGAAGATGCTCTGGCAGCACGACCCGACCCAGCCCATCGGGGTCTGGGACGAGGTGCGCGAGGATGGTCGCGGGCTCTATGTGAAGGGCCGGATCCTGACCGATGTGGAAAAGGGCCGAGAGGCCATGGCGCTGGTTGCGGCGGGGGCCATTGACGGGCTGTCCATCGGCTACAAGACCCGCAAAGCGGTGCGCGAACCCTCGGGGCGGCGGCTCTTGAGCCAGCTTGATCTCTGGGAGGTCTCGCTCGTCACCTTTCCCATGCTGCCCGAGGCGCGCGTCGGCGCCAAAGGCGATCCCGACTGCGAGGTCTGGCGCCATCTGGCCGACGTTCTGAAGACCGCGAGCCGGGAGCTCAGGGGCGGCTAGGCCGTCTGCAACCCCAACCCAACTGAGGATGAGACATGGAAGATCCTGAAACCACCGCCCAGGCGGACCGATCCCTTGCGGCCGATGCGCCGCAGGAGGTCAAAAGCGCGCTTTCTGAGTTTGTAAGTGATCTCAGGGAGTTCCGTTCCGAAATTGAGAAACGTGTCAAGCAACAGGAAGAGCGAGTTACCATGCTGAACGCAAAATCCATGGGCGGAGGCCGCCCGCATCTGGCCCACACCGCCGAGATCGGTGCCCCCCATCAAAAGGCGTTCGAAGCCTATTTGCGCTCGGGCGATGATGATGGTCTCCGGGGAATCGAACTGGAGGGCAAGGGGCTCTCGACCGCCATTGCCGGGGATGGCGGCTATCTGGTCGATCCGCAGACCTCGGAGACGGTCCGCTCGGTCATGCATTCCACCGCCTCCCTGCGGCGGGTGGCGAATGTAGTCCATGTGGAGGCGACCTCCTACGATGTGTTGATCGACACCGCTGAGTTGGGCGCGGGCTGGGCCAGCGAGACGGGCTCCATGTCGGAGACCACCACGGGTCAGATCGACCGGATCACCATCCCTCTGAATGAGCTGTCGGCGCTGCCGAAGGCGAGCCAGCGGCTGCTGGATGATGCGGCCTTTGACATCGAGGGGTGGCTTGCCAGCCGGATCGCGGACACCTTCTCCCGCGCCGAAGCTGCGGCCTTTATCTCCGGTGATGGTGTGGACAAGCCGCGCGGTTTTCTCAGCCACCCGGTGGTGGCCGAGCAGGACTGGGCCTGGGGCTCGCTCGGCTATGTGGCGAGCGGCGCTGACGGGGCCCTGCCGGACGGCGATCCGATTGTGGATCTGGTCTAAGCGCTGGGCGCTCAGTACCGGGTCAATGCGAGCTTTGTGATGAATTCGAAGACAGCGGGAAATGTGTGGCGGCTGAAGGACGCGGATGGGCGGTTCCTCTGGGTGGACAGCCTGACGGCGGGCGAACCCGCGCGGCTGATGGGCTATCCGGTGCTGATCGCCGAGGACATGCCAGACATCGCCTCGGGCAACTGCGCCATCGCCTTCGGGGATTTCTCCAACGGCTACACCGTGGCCGAGCGCCCGGATCTGCGGGTCCTGCGCGACCCGTTCAGCGCCAAGCCCCACGTTCTGTTCTACGCCACCAAGCGTGTCGGCGGAGATGTGAGCGATTTCGCCGCGATCAAGGTGCTGAGGTTCTCGGTCGCCTGAGACTGAGACCCACGCCCGGGCGCCGGACCTCAGCGGTCTTGTGCCCGGGCCATGACGCCGGACCCAAAGGACATGAGGGACGCAATGGATCTGACAGAAGAGATACCCCTGGCGAGCGCGCTGTTGCCATTGGCGGAGCTGCGGAGTCATTTGCGGTTGGGGACCGGCTTTGCCGATGATGCGGTGCAGAATCCGGTGCTGGAGCAGATCCTCCGCGCTGCGCTTGCCCGCGTTGAACAGAAGACGGGTAAGTCGGTGTTGACCCGGCGTTTCGTCGCCATGTTCGGCGAGACCGATGGGTGCGGGGCGATGGTCTTGCCGCGGGCACCGGTGGGCGCTGTGGTGGCCGTCACCCGGATCGGGGCGGATGGGGCGCGCAGTGAGCTGGCGCCCTCGACCGTCCGTTTGGAGGACGACCCGCATCGGCCCCGGCTCCATGGGGTATCGATCCCTTCCGGCGGCGTGGTCGAGGTCATCTTTGACGCGGGCTACGGTGCAAGCTGGGCTGACGTGCCTGCCGATCTGGCGCAGGCCGTTCTGTCGCTGGCTGGCGCAGCCTACGAAGACCGTTCGGCGACGGAGGATATATCCGAAGGAGTGCGCGCGATGCTGGCGCCCTATCGGATGCCGCGCCTCTTCGGGGGGCATAATCATGGCACCGCAACTGACACGCGCCCTGATCCTCGAAGACCGTGTCGCGGTCGCTGACGGCGCGGGCGGGACGGTCACCGAGTGGCAGCCGCTTGGGCAGCTCTGGGCCGAGATGGTGCCCGCATCGGCGGGGACAAGCTCCGGTCCGGCCCGTCACACGACCCGCGTCACCTGGCGGATCACCCTGCGCGCCACACCCTACGCCGCTCCGTCGCGTCCCCAGGCGGGACAGCGCTTTCGCGAGGGGGAGCGCCTCTACGCCATTCAGGCCGTGCACGAGGACGGACCTTCCGGGCGCTGGCTGACCTGCATCGCCGAAGAGGAGCGCGCGCCATGAGCTATGCCCTGTCCCATGCCTTGCAACAGGCGATCTATGCCCGCCTCACCAGTGACGCGGCTCTGACCGCGCTGGTGGGCCATGAGATCCATGACGGCGTGCCCGCAGGTGTGGTGCCGCCGCTTTATGTGTCGCTCGGGGATGAGACGGTATTTGACCGCTCCGACGTCACCGATGGCGGGGCGCGGCATGACTTCGTTCTTTCGGTGGTCAGCACAGAGGCGGGCTTTGCCACAGCGAAATCCGTCGCCGCCGCGATCAGCGATGCGCTGGCAGGGACACCGCCAACTCTCACACGCGGGCGGATCGTCGGGCTGTGGTTCCTTCGGGCCGTTGCCCGCCGGGCAAGCAACAATGCGGCGCGGAGGATCGATCTGACCTTCCGGGCGCAGGTTCTGGACGAAATCTGAAAGCAGGAGAAAACCCATGGTAGCCCAGGCAGGCAAGGATGTCCTGATCAAGATCGACCTCAACGGGGGCGGTCAGTTCGAGACGCTGGCGGGATTGCGCGCGACGCGGATCTCGCTGAACGCGGAGAGCGTCGATGCGACCAGCCTCGACAGCCCCGAAGGCTGGCGCGAGATCCTCGGCGGGGCCGGGGTCAAGAGCGCCTCTGTCACCGGCTCCGGAATCTTCAAGGACGCCGCCACGGATGCGCGCGCGCGGCAGGTGTTCTTCAATGCCGATATCCCAGATTTCCAGCTTATCCTGCCGGATTTCGGGATCGTCGAGGGGCCTTTCCAGATCACCGCGATCGAGTTCGCGGGCACCCATGATGGGGAGGCGACCTACGAGATGAGCCTCGCCTCGGCGGGCCTGCTCCAGTTCACGGCGCTCTGATGGAGAACCCCTGGGCAGGCGAAGTCGCGGTGACCGTGGACGGTGTGGCGTATCGGGCCCGCCTGACGCTCGGGGCGCTGGCGGAGCTGGAGGCAACGATGGAAGCCGACAGCCTGATCGCGCTGGTCACCCGTTTCGACGAGGGGCGGTTTGCCACGCGGGACGTTGTCGTGCTGTTGGCTGCTGGTCTCCGGGGCGCGGGCTGGAAAGGAACCCCCGAGGATCTCCTGTCCGCAGACATCGCAGGCGGTCCCGCCGAAGCGGTCCGGGTCGCCGGCGCGCTGTTGGCCCGGGCCTTTGTCGCTCCATGACCCGGATCGACTGGCCGGGGCTGATGCGGGTGGGGCTGAGGGACCTTGGGCTTCGACCGTCGGAGTTCTGGGCGCTTACCCCGCGGGAGCTGGATGTGATGCTGGGGCGCGACGATGCCGCCGCCCCCCTCGACCGTAACCGACTGGGCGCGCTTCAGAAGGCGTTTCCCGATGAGACTCCAAAAGGAGAGATGTGATGGCCGGAGCCGACTGGATCGAATTGGAAGAGAGCGGCGATATGGTGTCGCGCTTTGCTGCAGAACTGCGGCGATCCCGCACAGCGATACAGGAGGCGAACCGGGAGGGCGGGGCGCTGACGGAAACCCTGGAGAAAGGGCTGCGGCAGAGCTTTCGCGCCATGACCCTCGAAGGCAAATCGCTCTCCGACGCAGTGCGGGGCGCCGCGCAATCCCTGAGCCGGTCCACCCACAGCGCCGCCCTGCGCGGAGGCATCGTTGATCCGCTCGCCCAAAAAGCCGCCGGGGCGCTCAGTCAGGGCGCCGAGGGCCTGATCACGTCATTATTGCGGGGCGGCGCGCGCGGATTTGCACGCGGCGGCGTTGTGTCGGGCGCCGTGCCCTTTGCCATGCAGGGCGGTCTTGGCGTCATGGGCGAAGCGGGACCCGAGGCAATCCTGCCGCTCTCGCGGGGGGCCGATGGCCGTCTCGGAGTCCGTTCTGCGGGCGGGGCTCCGGCGCAGGTGGTGATCAATATCTCCACGCCCGACGTGGAGGGATTCCGTCGCTCCCAAAGCCAGATCGCCGCCGAGATGAGCCGGGCGCTGACGCGCGGCGGACGGAACAGGTGAGGGAGGCCGGAGATGGCATTTCACGAGATACGTTTTCCCACCCAGCTCAGCTTCGGCGCGGTGGGCGGGCCGGAGCGGCGCACGGAGATCGTGACGCTGGCCTCGGGCAATGAGGAGCGCTCGACCCCCTGGGCTCATGCGCGGCGCCGATATGATGCGGGCACAGGGTTGCGGTCCATGGCCGACATGGAGACGCTGATTGCGTTTTTCGAAGCGCGGATGGGGCAACTCCATGGATTTCGCTGGAAGGACTGGAGCGACTTTTCCTCGGCATCGGCGGGGCAGGAGCGAACGCCCACAGATCAGGTGATCGGTGTTGCGGACGGGGCCACGACGCGGTTCTCGTTGACCAAGCGCTACGGCGACGGCGAGGCCGCCTATCAGCGCCCCATCACCAAGCCGGTCGCAGGCACGGTGACGCTGGCCGTGCAGGGGCTGCCGCTGACCGAGGGGCCAGGGTTCACGCTCGACACCACGACGGGAGAGATCGTTCTGACGGATCTTCCCGTCTCGGGCGCGATCATCACCGCAGGCTATGACTTCGACGTGCCGGTGCGTTTCGACACGGATCGGATTGAAATGTCGCTGGAGACCTTCAACGCCGGGCAGGTGCCCCGAATTCCGGTGATCGAGGTGCGGCCATGAATGACCAACTGCTCTCAGGCTCTGTTGCAACCCTCTGTCGCTGCTGGCTTTTGACCCGGCGAGACGGCATCGCGATGGGCTTTGCCGATCACGACGGGAGCCTGTTCTTCGAGGGTCAGAGCTTTCGTCCGACCGAGGCGGTCGACGCGCAGGCGCTGGCTCGGTCGACGGGTTTGTCGGTGGATAATTCGGAGATCCTTGGCGGGTTGAGCGATGCGGGTCTGGCCGAAGAGGACATCCTCTCGGGCCGGTTTGACGGTGCTGAGATCCGCGTCTGGGAGGTCGACTGGAGCGATCCCGGGCGCCGGTCTCTCCTCTTTGCCGGGCATCTGGGCGAGATCGAACGGATGGACGGGGCGTTTCGGGCCGAATTGCGGGGGCTGGCAGAGGCGCTCAACCGGCCCATGGGGCGGATATACCAGCGTCAATGCGGGGCCGTTCTGGGAGATGGCGCCTGCGGTGTCGATCTCACTCAGTCGGGCTGGCGGGTCGAGACAGTGGTGCGTCACGTCTCCGGGGATGTGTTAGAGACTGACCCCGTTCAAGAAGCCGAGACGGACTGGTTTCGACACGGCCAGATGGAGGTTCTGAGCGGTCGGGCTCAGGGCTTGTCCGAGTCGATAAAGGCTGATCGTAGCGATAGCGATCAGCGGAGTGTCACCCTCTGGGCGGCGGTGCCGGGTCTCCGCTCCGGTGATCGTATCGCGCTGGTCGCGGGGTGCGACAGGAGCGCCCGGACCTGCCGTGAAAAATTCGGAAACCTGCTGAATTTCCGGGGCTGTCCGCATTTGCCCGATGAGGATTGGCTGCTGAGCCATCCGGGTCAGGAGGGCGGACGATGACCCCGGTGGTCGCTGCCGCGCGTCACTGGATCGGGACGCCGTACCTCCATCAGGCGTCTTGCAAATACGGTGGGTGCGATTGTCTCGGGCTGATCCGGGGGGTCTGGAACGAGCTGCTGGGCGAGTTGCCCGCGGAGATCCCGGCCTATACCGCCGATTGGGGCGAGGCCGGGCGGGACGAGATCTTGCTGCGGGCGGCGCGACATTGGCTCTGTGCGTGCCCGGACCACCACGTGATTCCCGGACGGGTGATTCTGTTCCGGATGCGCGATAACGGGGTCGCCAAACATCTGGGCATCGTGGGGCAAGGCGATCCGTCCCCAAGCTTTGTCCATGCCTACTCCCGGCGGGGCGTGGTCGAATCCCCTCTGACTGAGCCGTGGCGTCGCAGGATCGTGGCGCTGTTCGACTTCCCCAAACCGGTTGGTTCCGAAGGAGATATGTGA